CGCCTTACAACTAGTAAAGTCATTAATAATAAGCTTGGTGTTGCCAGAAACCTGACAACAAGCGAATTGTAAGGTTTCTTCGTGTAAGCTTAAGGCTCACACTAAAATATTAGGTTTTATATCTTCGGCACCTATTGACCGGACTCTATAAGAGTTAGAATTTTATATCTTCGGGTTCTATTCCCCGGATTCCAAATATTATATGACTAGGGATTTGGAAAAACCCTTTTTGAAATTTAAGACAAATAGTCAGGAGAAGCTACTTCATATATAATGGGCGGGCCTATGTAAAATAACAAATGGTAATCTTCGTCAGCTGCCACATATCGCATATAAGTGGCAGTAGTGTCATTAAAACAAAAAGAGCTCATAAAATGTGCCGGGCCACTCAAGGCGCTGGCAGAACCCCATGCGGTGACTCCTCGGCGATTTGGCAACATGGTATAAATTGAATAGTATGGCTTACGCCCCGCATTTGTATTTGTTAAGGAATCAATCTCCAATGCTTGAAATCCAGTGAAATACCTTTCTGTAGTGTAAGATCCCCAAGCTGCAAAGTTTGCTGGAACAAACGTGGTGCCATCAGCAACCAACGCTGGAAGCGATCTAGTGGATGTGGTATCAAGAAAATTGTGGTCAACCAATGATATAGGAACTCTGTCATTTGTGGCACTCACCACAGTGTATCGATTTATATATCCACCTCTGCGCGCAGCGAAACACATCTCATAATGGGTAAGAAATCCATTACAAGCGTAATCAAACGGTATCGCCCCAACACCTATGGTGGTAGTGCGCGAGCTACCTGCAGCCTTAGTCCCTCTGAATGCAGGTCGATCAAACTCATACAAACGCACGTGCATTGCATTAAGATTAGATGTAGTGGAATACGCATAATTGGGCTGTTCTCTTTTTACTAACACTCTTATGTCAGAAACATCTTCCCCAATTGATAAAAATGGTGTCTTCACACTGGATTTTGTTCCCACAGATCCTGATGAAGCTAAATAACACATATTCTTAGTATTAGACCCAGGCCTGTACACTGCATAATCATCACCAGCAGCGATCCACACATTTAAAAAAACAGGGGTCAATACAGTGGTGTTGGGGGTATTTAAAGCGTTAAGAACCGAGACTGTGAAATAGCCGTTGCAAATGGATGAATTAGCACCCAACGCAATAGGAAAAGGTAGAGGGTTAGTTTGTAATACATTATATATGGAATGGTAAGGAACCTCTAACTCAACCTCTTGATCCTTCTCCAAATCCAATATTATGGTTGCAGGGGTGGAATAAAAAGCCGGCGTGTTAATGTCGGTAGTGGGGTATGGATCCCATGTTATGCGCAAACGCCCTCTATGCATATTTGATGCTATGGCTTGAAATTTATACTTAATGGTCCCGCTCCAATAAGAGAATGGGGCAGACAAATAAGATATAGCTGGGTAATGTCTTTCTGAACCATTTGCAATGTATACAACAGGGGTAACCCCGCTTTGCAGCAAGGTCGTATCAGCGGCCGCGGAAACAGCCCACTGTGTGGAGTTCAATAAAGAATACCGTTTAGCCAGACTTTTAATGTCCATATCCAACACATCTGGAGGAACATTCAACTCTGCGCCAAGAGCAATTGAATTTGCTGAAGACAAAGCCATTTTAGGAATAGTATTTGGTTGATCAGGTGCAGACAAAGAGTTATGTGTCCGAATTATGGGGTCTCTTGTGGAAAATGGCCTACTATATCCGCATGCTTTTGCTGCATCCGCCCCTAACCGTAATGCCATTTCTAAAGGTGTGGTATAAGGGGTAATGACTGGGGCAATTTTACCTGCTTTGTGCGTCACATGCGAAAGTTTTTCTAGCGTTGACGAAATCTTTTTATCCTCCGAAGACGATGCGTAATATGTAGTTGGCAATTCCAAATCCAAATCCTCCAAAGAAAAGAATATGTTCACGGTTAATGGATCGGTGGCCCCGTTGCAATGCGCTAAATTATTTACTGAATTAATTGCTATGGTATATGGATTAGAAACTAAAGCAACTTCACTTTGATTTAATGATATCCAATTTGTAGTATTAAAATATGGCAATTTTAAAGTAAATGTGTCAGTTTTGTTTACCGACATAAAAACATGCGGTCTCTGAGTAAGTCGAACAAAATCCGCAGCCACAGGTGTTAACGGCAGCCGAGCTGGCTCAATCGTATCGAAAGACCCAAGAGGCAAGGCAGACAGCAACAATCCCCCTGAAAAGAAAGGATTGGCAGTGTATGAAACTGTGATAACTTGTGTAAATCTCGCCCTAGCGAACTGGTTAAGTTTCTGTTTTATGGGCAAAAGACCTAAATATGTACTCAAGCTAATAGTGGCATTAATTGATGTACCAGGCACCCATGACAAAGTCTGCACCTTCACCGGCCTGGACAAAAACTCCTTCAGGGACATCATGTTATAGGTTGTGTAATCTATACGATTACTAGTCAAATCAACGACCTCATCTTGCGGTAGATCAAAAGTTCTATCATCTGAAGTCTTGTCGACTGTTATAGTTTGAACATGTGAATGTTCTATATCTGTGTTTTGTAAAGAATCTGCAATATGTTTAATTTTACGGGGTTAGCTATATTATACTTCCCCAACTTTTCTACGGTAAAAACCTGAAAATAAACAGCAAAGCCAATATAATTAGAATAAAAGACGTTCTATTATACGGTAACCAAATACTGAGTAGAAATTCGTTATTAAAGGAAACTTTTCTATTGTTAACCTGCGAGGGCACTTAGGCGACCCTCTCACCAAAAAGTTTGAACTGTTACTCTCACTACACCCCGACCCGTTCACGGTCGGGATGCAGTATCACTCGCTTATCGTCAAAATAAACCTCCACGCGCCTGTTATGTAATGTCGAAGTGAACCGATAACCGTCGTAGTCATAATGCAAAAACTTCTCCCTCATGTGTAAAATGCCCGTTAAGTCCACTCCATTCGCCGGATGGATTGCTTGAACGTCGCCGATGTGCTCCCGCAAAGAAGTCACAAAATCGTCAAAATGCTCTCTCCCATACATTCTGATCTCAAAAAGGGCCGACAAGATAGATCCATAGGCATGTTGAATCAAATCTTTAGAAGTAGTCCAAGTTAATAATTTGTGTATGGTTTTCACTTCTATCTGGCCTCTCTCATTTCTTTTCAAGAAAGTGACATCCCCTGGGTCCATGAAGGGTCGAGTAACCTCATTTTTGCTTGAGTCTGTGGGACGAATACCCAATGTCAGCATGATTGGCAGAGTCGTGAGTTGATTGTAAGCAGGCAAATTTGTCGTTTCATGAGCGTCATCCCCACCATATATGCCTCTAACATGATCATCATAGCTCAAATGCGGAAATAAAGCGTAAAAGCAATACCTTGCCCTTATCGAATTGGCTATCGAATTAAACAAATACGTAAATGGATGACCGGACGGCGTCCCTGACTCCAAATTATACAGACTCACACCAAATAATGCCACTGGTGAAGTAAACAAGGGTTGAAATGCTGAGAAAAACTTCTCGTCGGGAAAGCCATGCCCCAGAGAACTCAAACGCTGCAATATTTCGAAAGCTCCATCCATCAATTCCTTCGGTAACCTCAAATCCCAATCAGAAAAATCAGCCGCCATATGATAATCATAGATATTCAAATAATCCTGAATGTCTCTCCATTCCTGAGAATATGGATTAACCCCATAAGCGCACTCGAACTCAAGTGGATGTCTATACACCAACAATGGCAACCACCAAAAATACTTCCTGCACAAACAATATGTGGCTGTATCCCCAACATAAATCAACCTTGTCTTCGTCTTTGATTCTTTAACGACTTCGTCCTTGATCTGCGCCTTGACCACTGAAAAATAAGTTGAGCCCTGTAATAGCATATCCTCGCACTCGTCCAGATACTTCTTAAACTTGTGGTCGAACTCCACACCTTTTTCTGAAAACTGCACATAATCTCTCTTCTTCCCTGATGAAAACGGATATCCAACAGCTGTGTGCAACTTCATGGGTCTTAACTCTTCAACTCGAAGTCCATTTTTCATGGCTCGTAACGCATTGTCGTAGGTCTCAGGATATATATTCTGTATATCATCTTCGGTCAAACACTCTTTCACGCGTCTAAAATAATCATCAATACTCCTCCGCAATATGCCCATATCCATCACTGATTTCGGCTGTTTCAGAATTTTCAAGTTCCTTATGTATGTATCATCGACATTCTTCCTTACGCTTCCACCACGAAACACCGAAGGCTGCGCAAATTGGGTCGGGTCCGGCACCGCCCCTAGAACTCTTAAAGGCACTCCCGACAACAAAGACTTCTTCGCTGATGACGCGGCAGTCATGCCGCACATTCCTCTCATTTCACCAATTCTCACAGATGCTCCAAACGGAGTGCCATTAGGTGACAAGACGACCGCATCCGTCAAAGATCCGTCAATCTTTGGGCTAACTTCCACATCATGCACAACAACCGACAAAGATGCTTTAAGCATCGGCGTAACCAAAATAGAATTGTCAATTTCTGTGGTACCAACCAATATGCCCACATTATTCCCCAGTTCATCCACAACCATTATCCCACAATCACCAACTGTAAACTTCTTCGGGCAGTCAAAAATATATCCTCTCGGCAATAATATGGGTCCGTAAGAATCTTTGTATAACGCATGTGTCCTCATTTCGCGAAATTTCAACATGTAATTTGATCCCCGGGCAGGATCATAACAATAATAATTCTTGTCAGCGCTTAAATTTCCGTCACTCACAAACTGATCAGCATCAAACAGCGATCCAAATCGCACGGAGGTTTCTTTCAAACTCACGTACGCCACATCTGCATTTTCCATTACCTTTACGCTACGCATCGATGAGGTCGTCTCAAAGGAAATGTTGTCTCCACTCAACCTCTGTATATAAATGGGCATATCTCCCTCAATGCCGCGAAACAAATGCCCAACCGTCATAACATGGGTGCTATCTAAGAAATATCCGTAGGCCGACCGACTCCCCAATCTCACCACTACAGTTCTCTTCTTTGATCGGTTTAGCCCGTGGGCGGCAATTCCAGACGCGCTATGGATCTCAGCGCGCGGCTCTTCAATGACAGCTTCCTCAGTCGCGTCTTGCTTACGCCACTTCTTCAATCCCACAAGCATTCGACTAAAAAGACCTATATTAAGACCAATCACCGAAATACCCACTAACATTGCTGCCACCGCTGACAACACACGCACATGGTTATTTATTGATCTAAAATGGACGGGTTTCGAATAAATCGCCGTTTTATATCTCATATACGCCAAAAACAACTCCATTCTGTGATACAACACAGCGGGGAAAGTAAACCAAAAGGCAAAAAACTTGTCTCTCCAATCTTTACACATGACAATAAATGCCGTATGCAACGCGTACGCTGAAGCAAGAAAAACAGAAAAACTATACAGACGAAAAGCTGCGATAATGGACGCAGCGACTCCGCTAATTTGCGGAACAGTACAACATGCCCAAATCGTAAAGTAAGTCATAAATCTTGAAAAATGTCCATCTGATTGAGGTTCGAACACCTCAGCATCGTCATCCGTCTTCAAAATATCGATCGCAGCGGCGGTCGCTGGTAGCTCCGGAACCCGAGGAATTTGCATGTCATTCAACTTCCCAGCAGTGTACATTCTTAAATAAAATTTTGATAGCTCAACATCAGCATCAGGGAGCAACCAATACGGAACTCCCCTTTTGTGGCCTATTTCACTGAATTTTACCGACATCCTATCTGCACCGAGGCCTCGCGCATCACACGCACGTTGTCTAGCTTCTCTAAGCCGTAAATCGTTTGAGATAATAGTTTCTTGATGCTTGGGGCCCTCAGCATGATCAATTTCAGGCACATTCACACTTTCGGCCTCAACTCTTCGGTCACTCCGGGCTCTAGCGATGGCCTGACGAGCTTCTAAACTGACTTCCTCATTGGTTTTAAATTGAGCGCGAAATGGGTTCTGCCATATTCTTTGGGGCCTCCGTGCCGTTGGCTCTAAATAAGAAATGTTAGTTTTGCCAAACATATCAAGCAACCTCCGTGCTCCTTGGCTCGTATCCTCGTTGTTTCTCTTGTGCGGATGCCCACTGTGGAAGATTTTTATTTCTCGCTTTCGTTCGACCTCATTAGGTGCATACAAAGTACGCCTCACTGAATCTTTATCATAGACCATTTCCTCACCTCTTCGCACTTTCTTCATGGACGCAACGTAATCTTCCTTAAGAGGCCTTTCACGAGACACCAACCCTCTAGCCATTTCCAAATCCTGTTCAGTGGGTAAACTGGCCTTCCATGCAACATCCCTGACCATATCATCAAGTACACGTGACACCTCCTCAGCTACATATAGATCACCACATCCTTGCTTACTTTCAGGCTCGCCATCATGTATTCTGTCCTCTCGCATCATCTCAATGTCATCCAGCATATCACACACCACCTGTTGGGTCTCCTCAGCAACTTGGAAAAAAGGATCGCCTACGCTTGTGTCAGTAAACACTCTCTCGGGCAAACAACTGCACGGTCGGACAAAACAAGCCAAGCATATAGGATCTTTTAACGCCTCACGATGTCTCTCGCAATCAACATGCTTCTCCAATAAATGCTTTATATACATCAAAGCCTCAGAACGCTTGTGCTTTACAACAACAGTTTCCAATCGATTACTGAGCGGATTCGATAAAGGCTGATGCTCAGAATATTCAGGGACCACTTTCTTGAACTCAAAGCGAAACTCATTCTCGTAATA